CCAAGTAGTTGCTTGAACTTGCGATAAACTTCTTCAAGTTGATCAACAAACGACGTACATTGATACGATCCAAAGCGCTTGGGGCGATTTGTAGAGTCTTTTGACCCCATACACAGATACCTTGACCAGGGAATGCTGCAATTGGATTTACACGACCTTCGTACAAGGTATCACGTTCGCTGTGATTTACTCTATCAAGTACTTGTACAGCGGTTGGAATACCACCACGGTTTAGACCTGCTGGAGCGTACCATTCAGCAGCGGAGTTATCGTTAGCAGCGTAAACTGCTGGTAATACCACTGAAGGAGGAACACTGATGATCTTGTTGGTATTAGTGTCTAGGATCTTAACCCAAGGATAATAAGTACCTACATAATTACTGTCGATTGTAGCAACACTGTTAATTGCTGCATCAATCAATCCTACAGTTTGATTGCTTGCTGGGAACACTACGTTATCCATAATGTAGAAACAATCTTGACGAGTTTCACACATATTGATTACCAATTCGGTAACATAACTGTGTACTTCACGGAAGATACCAGGCAACACGATCAAGTTGATATCGAATTCATCCGCGTTACTTAGAGCAGCAATACATTGTTTGTAACCGATACTACCAGGACTATTGATGTTTGTACAATCTAGACCTTGTGTATTACCGGCTGTAATGCTACTACCTACATTGATTGGAATTGCTGGCCACTGACCTTCAAATCCACCCTGGAATCCGATTACGAATTTACGTAACTTAACATATGTAGATTCATTTACAGCATCATATGTACTTGGGATACTACCACTCAAACTTGGAGCTAGTAGTGAACCAGTACTTGCTGGAACGCCTTGAGCGTAATATTTAGCTGTACTTGTACCCCATACTTTATCTTCTAGATCAAAGTCGATATTTAATCCATTTGCATCTGTACTACCAAAGTATGGTAGTGGTTTGAAGTATTGTTGTGTGTTATTTTCTACACCTACACCAAACGAAGACGTTGGATATAGAGCTAGAATTTCATTATCACTTTGTGGTACAGCACCAAATACGGTACCGGATGGATACTTGCCTGGCGCTAAACCATAAATACTTGCCTTGCTATATTGAATATAAGGAATATATGTACTTGCAGTACTATCAATTGGTGTATTATATGCTTCGAATCCGTATGGTACAGAAGAAACTGGATACGATCCATCTGCCATTTCAATTCTGATATATTTACTCAAATTAACATAATCGCCAAATTGGATAATCTTACCTGCAAACGTGATGTAAGCATATCTATTACCAATTTTACGGGCTACGAAGTTAGCAGAATCTGGATCTAAGTTACAATTTTGGAAGATTTCTAAATACTTTGGCTTCTTATCCGTATCACTATAAGCACGTACTGCTACGGTGAATGTACCCCAATCACTGCCTGGAACTGTACCAGATAACTTAACATTGCTAATTTCAATCTTGAATTTTTTGTTGCTCAAACTACCGTCGCTTAAAGTATGTGCTTTGAACAATTGGAACTTAGTTGGAACAGCAGCTTCGTTTGCACTACCCTTGAACGGAGCAATTTGTTGACTATAAACCCAAGGTGTATAAGCGTTTGTGATGCCAAATTGACTGTCACCTGCGTTTAGATTTGTGCTATATTGATCAACAAACTTTAGAGGTTCACCTACGATTGTACTTCCAGATAAAGTACTAGTACCTACCAACAATCTCCAACCAAGAGTACTTGTCTTTTCAGCTATGAACTTCTTAATACTATCTTCGAATAGAACGTAGTTATAAGCAGCTTCAACCTTTTGACCGGCGATTTGTTTACTAGGATTACCTACTGTAGGATCAATTCCGAATACGTCCTTGATGTAGTTATTATCATTTTCATTTAAGCTGAAATCATAATAACCATATGTACCAGCACTTACACTGCCATTTGTATTTGTGAAGTTATACTTTAGTGCCAAGTTATAAACGTTTTCTGTAGGATTAATTAATCCTTTGTATGGATAAACACTACTTGTCAATTGTGACATTGTAGAAGTGTTGAATCCGTATACTTCGTAATCACTACTAAATTGTGTTGAAGCATTTTGTGTGTTAGCCAATACTGCCAAAATCATCTTTTGACGACCGGTTGTATTTGGAGCACATGGATCATTACCTGGATTATCTTGATTATTGAAGTTACCATTATATTTACCAAAATTACCACTAATCACACCTTTAACTTGTAAACCGGCTACACAAGTACCAACTCCTCTGACAGAAGCAAAGCTACCACTGGTTAATACTGGGTGATTACCCGATACACTGAAATATGCACCGTTTTCACTGATCGTAGCACCTGTATTTACATATGAAGAAGAAAATAGTGCCACTGTTGTAGTACTTTCAGCGAATGCTGATCCAATTGCAGTTTCAGCATCAACGTTTGTACCTTGTACACTCGATGTTAATAGGAACAAGCCTTGTCCACTAGACAGTGTACTTGCTCCTGTTGGTGTTCCAATCTTAACAGATCCACCGTTAATAAATTTGCGTAGTAACAATACATTACTGATACTACCTACTTCTATGGTTTGTCCGGCATATAGTACGCTGCCACTTAGAGTCCCTACTGCATTCAAACTACTAGTAGTCAAGTTACTGGTTGCAGATTTTGAACCAAATGTTACGTTTAATGAACCACTCAAAGCAACTCTGGAAACGTCATAACGAGCTTCATATTGAGCAGACGCAGATAGGAAACTCGCGGTAGCAAATGATATCGATTGGTTTGTAGGATATTTAGCAAATACGAATCCATATTTGAATGGTGATGATACATAAGATGATGTTAAATAAGCATAGTAATTAGGATACGCAGGAGATTTGCCGGTATTATTACCCGGAGCGTCGGTACCACCTGTTGTAGTAAATACCGCAGTATCGTATAATAATTTATATCCAAGGCCTGAGGAACCTGAAACTAGTCTGATACTACCACTTACACGGGACTTATCAAAGTCAAATCCAGCGAGTGCGTATCCAACAGAGGAACCTAGTTTTGCTACTTTACCTTTTGGTACAGCGCTACCACTGAATATCTTATTGTAAGAAAGAAATGAATTTGGAAATAAGTCAGTTACGTTAAATAACTTACCTTTACTAGCCGAAGCATACATTGAAGCTGAAAGTACACTATATCCTGGCAAACTACTACCGCCCAAACTTGATAAGAAAGTCGTAACATCTGTGGATGTTACTTTAGTAAAATCTAAGGTATTAGCAAAGAATTTAGTACCTCCCATTTGGGCTGGGAGATTTACACTTCCAGTTAATCTAAATAATGAACTACTTTGTTGATAGTTAATATTTGTAGTATAACTATTACTGTCTAGATACATGAAAGATGCTGATGTAATAGCACCCGCATCACTATTTCTTAACCATTCGCCTGGTTGAGCATAAACAATCAATGGATTTTTTTGCCAGTAACCAGTTAGACCACCAACACGAACAATGGTAACAATACCTTGTTGTTGTAGATATTCTTTGGCTGTATATGGTCCGTAATATACTCCGTCAGCAACCCCAAAACGACTTTCCAAAGTAGCTACGTCGGTAATTGTTGCTGGGAAGAATGCTGGACCATCGGCGAACGGAGCCACTATAGCTCCGCCGATATTGGCTACTCCTTGTGCTAAACCTGACAGGTCATTTTCTCTTGTGAAAACTCCTGGACTTACTATATTTTGTGTTGGGGCGAATGTACCGCCTTCTTGTATTGGCATAATATTAATATCCTTTCAAAGTTATATTTAATCAATAAATATAACAGAAAAAAGTCAAGATTAAACTATTTATTATATCTTTTGAAATTTCGTTAAGATTTCTTAACAAATCCTGATATTATGATTTCCGTATAGTAATCTGGGTTATTCCAGAAGGTATCAGTAATGTCGTATGCATCAATTGAAAATAGTTTAACAACCAAGTCTTTATCATTTACGATCTTTCCAAGTACGTTATAACCATGGTTTCTTGGAAAATGACCACCACAAAAATGAAATTCGCCTGTAAATCTATCCACGCTCGATTTAAAAAGTTCATAATTTTCATCTAAAAAGGTCTTTTCGTATCCTTCAATATCAAATTTAAGAAAATCAATTTTACGTCCTATTAATTTAATAAAATCAGGAAATGTAATAGACATCGATTTTTGTTCTTTATTATTATGAAACATAGAAGCAAATGTTTGTATGGATTTTTTTGAATCTATTAGAGAATGAATTAAAGTTGGTTTTGTATCTCCTGCCAAATTATCAATAAAATCCGATAAACAATCTGTACTACCATCCACGCCGATATAATTGATATTCTTATTTTTATGTTTGATGTAAAAATACCCCATTGAACAGCCAAGATCAACGACGAGATCATTATTATTAACCTGTACAAATTTCTCGTACTGATTCCATTCAAATATTTCTTTGTATGTAAAAGGATCGAATTTTTTTGTAGTTTTAATATTTTCCGTTGGCTTTATCAGCAAATCGATCTTCTCCTTAACCATTGAAAAATCAATTTTTTTATAACATTCAAATTGTTTAGATGTATTTTTATTTACGGGGCACCAGTTCCAATCACCGTGATCAAATTTAAACTGTGTATTATTCCAACATCCATTACATACGGATTCGTTTATAACTCTATATGGATTATTAAACTCGTTGAATGCTTTAGTAAACCCTGATATCATTACGACAGGCTTATGACATGCCCATGCCAACCAGGATAATCCTGAACTCAATCCTATAAAAAATTCACAGTTTGAAATATCATCGATGCGATCTTGAAGAGGAATATCTCCTGTTTTATCAATACAATTCTTTGGAATAAAATTTATATCATTTGCATTTCCATATTGTGAATGTCTATCGATACACACTACCTCATAGTCCAACGATTTTAAATAGTCTACTGTTTGCTGCCAACCATCCGAAGTCCAATATTTACATTGTGATGTTGATTGTGTTGCAATACACACGTATTTCTTTGAAAAATTACTTCCTCTTGTAGACTTCAACTTAGTAGGCAGAATTTCCGTATATTCAAACCCCAAAACTTCTGATGCCATCTGTTGAAGATTTAATGTTCTATAATCGTGTGGTGAATACTGGTTTGTGTTATCTGACATAAAACATCCCAATTTATAAGACGCGTAATATTCTTTAAGAGGAGTGGAATCGTATGTCAAAAAGTTTATATCAGGATATGATTCTTTAAATAAATCGGTATTTGGAGTATAAAAATCAAGAGTACAATTATAAGTTTTTTGAAATTTATCTACATACGGTATCCACGAAATAAAATCTCCCAACGATGGAGAATCGTTAATAATTTTAATATCCTTGCCATACAAATCCAACTCAATTACATTTTCTTCTTTTGTTGTTAAATCTACTATTTTAATCTGCCAATCTATAAAATATTTCATACTTGGCATACACCACATATTATTTTTAATATTACTTTCGTAAATTAAACGACTTGTCTGTTTATCAAAGAATTTTACATTATACTCACGTTGATTTGAACCAACCACTTCCAACTTACATCCGTCCGTAAATTCACATTTAATAGTATTACGTGGTAATAATCTAGGTTTATGAACTATTTTGGTTGTATTATAAATTTCTTCTAACTGCGTTTTCATACATGATTCCTTTTTATTATAAAAATTAATTAACTGTGATGTAATATTATGCCAAGATTTTTCTTTTGTAGTATTTAAACAATCTATTCTAAATTTATCATAGTTTTGCATTACATATTTTATACCATCGGTAACACTTTCAACCGTTCTTTCAATTCTATACAATCCGGGTAAAGAATTATTTTCTTCAAATGTACCTACGATAGGTAGTCCACATGACATAGCCTCTAATAATGTTAAGTTGGGATGTCCTGCTTCTAAAATAGATGGGTGTATAAATAAAGTATGCGCTTGATATACCTTTAATAATTCTTCTTCTGACAAATTATAAAGAATTGTTAATTTCTCATAGTTTGGATTGAATTTGTCAAAAAATTTCTTATTATTTATGGGGCCTGCAATTGTAATTGGGATATTTAATTGTTTTGCTGCTTCTATAGCATAAAGAAATCCTTTACGATCTTCAGATTGATCGTGTATAAATCCATTATTAGCAACACATAGTAGTTTGTGTAAAGAAAATATTTTATTGGATGGTTTGAACCAATCACGATTAACCCCGTGACTTAAATATTCAAGATTGGGAAGATTAAAATAATCTAATAGATACTTAGCGGGAACGAATGCCTTTATTGAATGTTTAATAGCCTCATAATTTTCTTTAAATGCAAATGAATCTTTTCCGTACAAATATGCATGGTGGTCATGACATGTAAAATAATATGGAATTTTACGTTTATGTGCAATCAATGCCAAATTAGAAACGTGTATATGAACGATATCACCTGGTTTATAATCAACTTGATCTAAATATGATATTGAAGATTCTATATTGGAAGATGATAATTCTTTATGAAATTCCCATATAATTTTTTCAACTGCTCCCCAACCATTTGGTGGAATGGCAATTAAACCAGGAGTAACATGAATAACTTTCATATTATTATTTATCAAATTTTAAAGCTTAAACATTTATTTTATTTAGATAGTATGTACTACTGCAAATTTTTTAATATCTTCAATCGAATTGATATTAAAAGATCGTTTTATTATAGTTTCGTCGTTTCGTTTAAATATCAATTCGGTATCCTGTTCATTTACATCTAGGTAATATAACAACCAATATCCTTTATCACACGTGATATTTAAAACAGATATATTATTAAGAAACAATTCGAAATTACCATCCGTCGGAGTTATACAAAAAAATATTGGCTTGGATTTATCATTCAAATTATATATAACTGAATATTTGTAATCATAATGATGAAAAACGTCGAAGTCGCTATTGGAAAAATACGTGTTAATCACATCTTCGATCACATACAGTTTATCTTCAAACTTATTTAACAACGATACAAGTATATCTTCTACAACATTGGTTGATGATTTGTACGGCTCCATATTAACCCATTGTTCATAACAATTTGGTAGCGGCACGTTATCAATAAAATAATTTACATCTCCAGCAAAAAATTTAGATTCATATGAATATCCTCCTGACTTGCCATTATAATCTTTAAAGATAAATACTTTTTTGTTGTGTTCTTTTAACAAATTAGGAATATTTTCAATTTTAATTATATCTATATCTCCTAAAATATTATCGTAATCGCTAAAAATAAAATTATCATATCCGAGGGATTTTACAAATGTTAATGCATTATGGACATTCTTAATAAAAGCGTAACCATGTCTACAACTTAATATATTAATTTTTATATTGTTATATACGATCCATGTTGTAGGAGTGTTCTCTATAGGCAATAAAAAATTATCAGAATCATAAATGAAATAGTTAACACAATTCAATATATTTTCAGGAACAGAAATGTGTGATACCAACATTATATCAAACGATGATAATTTTTTAAGCTGTTTGATATAGTCGAACAGTATTGATTTTTTAGAATCTGTGTCAGCATAAGATGATATTATAATTATATTTTTCATTTATATACTTTGATCGAATTGATGTATGGTTGTTGTAAATTTGTTAACATTTTCATGTCCTTTTACTAATATTGTTTTATACAGTAACACTCCTTCACTGAAAATTTTTAATTCATAACGTTTAGTATCATCTAATTTTACTCCATACCACGTATTAGAATATATGAGATGATTATCTAGTGGAAGATGATACGAGGGGTCCGTAATATCATTGATATGTGTAGTAATAAAATGACTATGATCACATAAAAACTCTACAAATATATCGGATAGGTGACTAAATTTAGTTATTAACGTACAATTTATTTCTATCCGGTTTTTATTATGACAAATAGTTTTTATATCGATGTTTTTTAAATGATCAAACATCCAGTAGCCAGAATCTATGTCTGATTTATCATAATCTAACCAAGAATATTTGATGTTTTCATCGGTAATAACACGTTCAGGTAATTTTTTATTAACTAAATTTTTTTCTGTAATATAGTATTCTAAACGTTGAGTATCATCATTAAATTTATTACTCCATTTAACATTAAACAACGATAAACTACACCCACGAATCGGATCGTATTTTGAAGGCATAGAAAGAAAATTATACTTAGATAAGTCCAGTTTAGCAGTTATGGCTTTACCAAACATTTTAAGTCGTAAAGCAAAATCATTATCTTCATATTCACCACCTATGAATCGTTCATCCATCATTCCGAGTTCTTTGAACAGAGATTTAGTTGTGCCAAATAACCCAAGACCAATAACGGAGGCAAAACATTTGCCTGTTATTAATTCTTTAATTATATATTCAATATGCTGTTCATTTAATTCTACTTTTGGATTAACAAAAATCATATATTCAGACGCCGTATTACATACCGATTCATTGATCATTTGTGAAAATGAAGAAAACCCGACTGGATTTTCTTTTTTAGGAAAATATATTTCAAATTTAAATCTTGAATTTCTTACAGAGTTTATTTGACTGTTAATTATTTTTTGATTATCCGATGCTAAAATCAATGCAATTTTTTCAGGCATCGTGTAATTTAAAAAATCTATCATTCTTTCCTGAAATGTTCTTCCACAGAATTGTATTACAAAATCTCCGTCTTTATAAATGTTCGACTCAACATTCCAATTTGGATATGCCGATAAAACCGATTCGTTCTTAGTAACGCAGTAACTATTACAAACTCTCTCATTTATTAATTTTGTTTTTTCTTTATATAGCGGTTCGTTTAAAACCAACAATCTCATAGATTGTTGTTCGTGATCAAATACATTAACGTCTATATTTTTCAAATACTCTTTTTCTAACAAATATGAATCATTTAAAAATTGTTTACTAATGTCTGAATTTTTAAAAAAAGAAGATCCGTTTGATAAATACGAATGTGAATTTTGTGTAAAAATTATATCGTATGAATCGTCTATAATAGACTCCAATTTAATATCAAAATTCATAATTAATGAATCTATATCAATCCACCACACCCAGTCGTACTTATTTGTATTTAGAACGTTTTGAATAGCCAATACCTTACTCCACTGTGGTGGTCGATTTAAATCCAATATATGATCATAGTAGTAAAAATCATAACCATGTTTATTTGCATACGTTAACTTATTAGGAAGAGAATATTTAGCAAGGTCTTCATAATTTTTATCAAACAAAGTTACAATTGCTATACGATGTTTATTTTTAGTACAGTTCGTCAACGTTTTCATAATATTTTTTTTTCTTTTTAAATAATCTACACATTTAGTTAACTCAGATTCTGATTTACATCCATGAAAAAATTTAATATCATTTTTATTTTTTGGAATATAATGCCATGGACAGTCATTAACACGATAATCAGATTTCTGATTTTCATAAAAATTTAGAAGATCTTTATAATTTGATATGTTAAAATAACTTAAGGGGAGTAGTTTGGTTGCGTTGTATTTCCATAATAAAACATTAATAATCGTTTCATCTTGCCAAGGTGCATATTTATAAAAATCTTTTAATACTTCTTTATGATTTGACACATATATACATTCTTCAAAAAAAGATTTACATTGTTTATTAAAAACAATAAAATTAGTTTGAACGTAATGCATCGTTCTTTCATTTACATTTAAAAGACACATCAATGGCAATTCCAATCCAACATTACCATCTAATATCATGTATTCAAATAATCCTTTACCAACTAAAGGATAATTTTCACATATATTTAGATAGTCAAACGATGTATCAACTGATTCACCAACAATTCCATCTCCATCCAAAAAAATCGATTCTTCAAGACCATTATTAATAGCATCTACTATGATAGTTGGTTTTCTACTTAATGTATAATAAGAATTGAAATTATTACGGGTCACAATTCCAATATTATCATGACCATCTTTATTATTAATTATATATTCCGGAATTTCCAACAAATCGTCATTTATTCTTTTTGTATAAACTCTATCGTTATTAAATTCATATGAAAAATTATAAGTATATACAATAATCGGATATTTTGAAAACTCCAATACGCTTTCTACCAATTTACGAATTAACGGTAAATATTTTTCGTTTGAAAATGTTATAAAGGCACGTTTAGGAAACATATTTATTTTTAATTGCAAAAAAGAAACCTAGAGTTTTATCAAAATTTGGATCGTCTGGGTTTGATATATTATATCCCAAGAATTTAAATCGTTCTACAATTTTTTTTGTATTTTTAATTTCCGAAGAGTGATATTCAATTAAATATCTATCGGATTTTAATATATCTAAATCGGAAAGACTATCGATAACATCGTATTCACATCCTTCAATGTCAATCTTAATTAAATCTACGTGATCTAAATTGTGATCGTTCATAAATCGACTTAACGTAACAACATCAACCTCTTCTTCTTTCATATTATGATGTGTATATGGATGTACGTCGTCAATAAATCCGCTAATTGTAGAATTATCTTCTACGGATTTTATTTTAGATTTTCCTGTGTAATCATAAATTGCTACTTTATGTATAGATGCATTTGGTTCATCATTTAACGAGTCAGATAATTGTACAAATGCTTTTTTGGTAGGTTCAATCGCGTATATTCTCTTACAGTTATGTTTCTTTAACATATATAAACTAAATAACCCCACATTCGCGCCAATATCTAGTACTACATTTAAATTATCTAAGTCACATTGTGCGTAAATATCATCATAAAACATCTGTTTATGATTTGTATACAAACAGTCAAACGGAGAAAATTTTTTATTAAGTAATACAGGAATATAATCTAACGTGCGCACATTCAATGTATGTGATCCCATAAATCGTTTGTCGATGTCATAAAATTCTAACAAAAACTCACTAAAATAACTTTCTGTTTTAAAATTTATTCCTCCTCCAATTGGTAGTATAGTCCAATTACAGTTTTTTGCCATATCTAACTGACAATAATATAACGGAATCTTTGTTAAATTATCTCTTACCGATATGTATCCATTAAATCCGATTGGAGTTGATATATTTATAATATTTGGCTCTTGAAACGATACATTCATTTCAAGATCTTTTGATGAACTATAATTATGATTCTTTATTCTATCTTTAATTAATTTAAGATTAGATTCAAAATTAGGTGTTAACCAATTTAAATTTGGATATGAATCGTACATTCCACAATATACAGGTAAATTATACAACAACGATTGTATATTCCATCCAATTGCTTCTCTAATAACCAATGGACTCGTTTCTTTATCTTTAATAGTACCTTTCGACGTAAATAAAAATACATCCATAGCATTATAAAAAGAATCTACATCTTTTCTTTCACCCCATATTTTACAATTATTTGGTAGATTCTTCATGAGAGGTTCCCAATAATGTTGAAAGTTACCTGCTTGATTGCCTACAAAATGAAACTGTACAGGTTGATCTGTCAAACGTCGAGCGTACTCAATAATTTCCGCTTGATTTTTTCTTGGAGTAAATAAACCTACATTAACAAAATGTGTTAGATTTGGATCTAGTCCTAACGCTTGTAAAGAACCAATTCTATCTGATTTTGTTTTATATTCAATTGGATATTCTACTACATCAGATTCTATTTTTAGAGGAGCAAACATTTTTTTCTGATATATGCTTACAAATACAAATCTATCAGGAAAAAATTGTTTTGTATTTATATCAAAACTACTATCGTGAGAAGTTTCGATTATTTTATATAATCGATTTGAAACATAAATTTTTTCGGCTACATTAACATCACAAAAATATTCGGGTAGTTCTTCAAAATGAATAACGTCTGGATTAATATTTTTAATATGATTAATCAATTCATGTTTATTATCGCCTAGAGTTATTAACTTTGTATTAAGTATTTCTTTTACTTTGTTACGCTGTACTACAAAAACTCCTCCTGTAACATCATCATATTCAACACAATAAACATCGTGGTCGTTTTTTAATTCGACGATTTTCTTTAGTAAATACTGAGGTCCGCCTCCGGTAGATAAATGTGGTGTTATAAACAATATTTTCATGGTCTCAAATATATACTACTTTACTATAACCATTTTCTTTTTTTATTTCTATTTGACTATCTACCATATCTCGCATCCGATCCAAATGACTAATTATCCAAATAAAATCGAATTGATGTTTTAAATAGTTAAATAAAGCACCCATTTGACCCAAATGATCGCTGTCAGCACATCCGAATCCTTCATCTATACAGATAATATTTGGTCTTGGTAGATTACTAATATTAATCAATGAAACTCTAATAGCCAATCCACTGATAAACTTTTCCATACCACTTGCCATTTCAAGTGGCCAACGTCGATCATCATATACTATGTTAGTCATAATATTCTTACCATCCGTCTGCATAGTTATTGTAAACCCAACTAACTGTTGAAGAATGTTATTAACTTCTTTTTCAATTTCGGGAAGTGTCTTCGTTATAATCTCATACGGAATTCCATCTCTACTGATGACGCTTGTATATAATCTAAAAGTTTCGTAACTTTCTTCTAATTCTTTAACTTTGATTAATTGATCTGTTGTATTCTTATATTGTAATTCAAATCTACCTTTTTCTGTGGAAGCATTGAACAATTTATTATTAATAGATTTGATATCAGAATCGACGGTTTTAATCAAGTCTTTATAATTATTGATTTCCTTCATTAACGTACTATTATTTTCAATGACGTGTTTGTTATTATAAAAAATAGCAATATTATCAGTTATATTTTTTAAAGTAGACTGAAGTTTAATCAGATCATTTTCATATTTTAATATATTATTTGAGGTTGTGCTTTTGCTTCGATCACAATTCACCTTTTCTAAATTCAGACGTTGACAATCCTTGAATTTAGTTTCAATATCACCGTAAACATCTAGTTCATTCTTTCGAGAATTATATTCTTCAAATACAATCTTTGCTTTAACTTTATCGTTATCCAATTCAGCTTTAACTTTGATGGCATCTTTTACGAATACGTTATTAATACAATATGGACAATTAGGATCGTACTTATGATCTTCTAACTTTTTCAATTTGTCCATTTTATTTTTAATAACAATCTTTATAGATTCTAACTCATTAGACTTATTATCAAACAACCGTTTTATAGATTTATATTGATCGTATTCGGCATCGATGTTTTCGCAAGCAGTCAATAAAGATGAAATGGATATTAATTTATTATCCGATTCTACAATCGTGTTTTTTAATTCAATAATATTAGAATGTGTTTGATAGATCTTAGATTCAACTTCGATTTTTTCAGATTCTAGTTTGGTTATATCAAAATTAAAAGAATCCGCTTTAATGATATTATTAGACAATTCTAGCAGTTTATTATTGTGTTGTTCTTTTACAATATCTTTCGATTTAATGTCTTCATTGTAAGAGTCAATATTTTTGTTATTCAGATCTATGTTATTTGAAACAAGGTCCAACTCTTGAATCAACTGATCTTTGCTAATGTTTTTAAGTAATGTATTAGTCTCCTTAAATTTATCATTAGCAATGGTGTATAGTTGATCAAATACGTCTAACCCCATAAACTGACACAACAAGTCTTTACGTTCAGTCTGACCGAGATCGATGAACGATCCCGACTTACTGTTCTGAATACTTAATACTGTAAGAATAAAATCGTCGTATGTACCAACATAATCTCTAATTATATCGTTGGTACTACGACGAGCTTCTCCGTTCAAAGGAGCTTCGGTGCCGTTCTCTATCTTATAGAACTTGACTTCCACTTTAACATTTCCTTTTTTGTCAGCCTTACCTTCTCGTTCAATGAAATAATCAACTCCGTTTACTTCAAAATTAAACTTACATCGAAAACTCATTTTCTGAGTGTTAAGAACGTGACCTGCTTTAAAGCCTTTACTGAATTTATCAAATACACAAAAGGCAAGTGCATCCATAATACTAGACTTGCCACTTGCATTAGGAGCAAATAATCCTATGGTACCTTTTAATTTAGTAAAATCTATTATATTTCCCTCGCCATAACTAAACATGTTATCAAATTCAAACACCTTAGGCTTCCATCGAATGTTCTTTGACACTTTATCTTTGGATATCTCCTTGTTAATGACTTTATTTAATTCTTTAACTTTTTCTACGATATCTTTTGTATTGTTCTTAGAAAGAAGAACGTCTTCAATAAGCTTATTTTGATAATCCACATTGAAAATATTATGTACGTCGAATATCTGACCGGATTTCAAAGTTAAATCATTAGAAATTTCGTCTCCTCGCACATACGTAGTTTCAACCAATGTACAAGTTTCTTTAATTTCGTTGATTACTTCTTTTACTTGAGACGGAATTGACTCCCTACAAATGACACGCAATGTAGCTTTCTTAGGAATTTGTGAAATGTCAGAAATCAACTTACCCTTGTTAATTTCAACAGTATAAAAACCATAATCATTTTGTAATTCGTAATGTTTATATACCTTTCTTTTCAAATCCCACATAAGGAATCCGTGTCCCTTAAGGTCTTCTCCGTGATTTTGTTGAATCATAGATCCAGCATATACAATTATAGGTTTATTTTCACGTTCATCATACTCTTGAAGAATTTGATGTTTATGAATATCACCCAACATCGCAATATGATGTCCATCAAATAATTCGTTTGTTATTGCACGATTACTTACTGTATATCCAATATCAGTAACCGCATTATTTACTGGTCCGTGAAATAAAGCAATATGATGATCCGTACCTACCAAATACTTGGCAGGAATATCCTCCACTTTTACGTACTTATCAGACTCGTCAAATACACTGAAGTTATTAAATAATATATTTTCATAACGAAAAACGTCACTTGACTTTAAATAGTAAAGATTTGGATGATTTAAACTATCCACAATTGGTGTTAAACAATCTAATCGGGATTTATTTGCTAATGTAGCATCGTGGTTACCCGCTGTTAAAATAACAGGAACACGATTTGCACAATTTTTTAAAAAGTCACTTCCAAGCTTAACACATTCTGGACTTAAATCTGACTTATTATGAAAAATATCACCAGCTATTACCAAAATCGAATTTAGAGTTTTTGCCTTGTCAAGTGATACATAAAACTTTTGAAATATGGATTTATATTCATCATGTCTCTGAGTGAGTCTGATATGAATATCCGCAATATGCATCACACAGTTAATTTTTTCATCTGTATTTTTTAATACGATCATAATTTGTTTGTTAATTTGTATCTATACAATAGACTCTCATCCATTCTAACACACCCATCGATGGTTTGCCAAGTTTTTTCGTGACCAATGTCACTTGGATCTTTACCTGCCAATAAAACTAAATGAGTTTCTATATTGTTAGAAACTAAAAATTCACATATTTTCAAACTAGAGGTTAAAGCATCATTATCCAATAGGACATTAACCCTTGGCGGTTTATTTTCCATCAACTTCAATTTAAGCTTTTTTGATAACGTTTTACCAAATAATGGAACTACATTATATTTGACTGATAAAGCATCAAATGGTCCTTCTACGATTGTAATTGGTTGATTGAAATCTGTAAATAGTTCAAATCCGATTATATCTTTGCTACCATCACACAGTCGATATTTAAACTTGCCTCCATAAAAATCTCGACCACAATAAAAATTTAAATTTCCTTCTTTATCGTATGACGGAACAATAACTCTATTTGCAAATGAACCTTCTGTACAATAACCAATATTATAACGAACGATTTCGTGTATACTAAGATTTCTTTTCAAACAATAATTTAATGCGTGTTTGTAAGCAAAATCCTTGTGTGGTTTATACAATGGTTTGAATTCGGTTGGTAAAACGAGAGTTTTTTTGTCTTCTTCAATTGTATAAGTTATTTTAACGTTATTATTACACAATATTTTATAAAACTCAGATGGTGCTTTTATTTTTTTAAGTAAAGATGAAAAACTTTTACCACTGAATCCACACACCCAACATTGGTAACAACCAGTAGTTGTATTGATATTTAATTTACGCTTGTGATGTTTACAACTAGGACAAAACACTAATATCTCAACTCCGCCTTTTTGGATTTGAGGTTTTTGCTTAAACAATTTTGAAAGTGTTTCTATAACTGAACCATTTGTCATTCAAATCTAACTATAACTAATTTTTTAAATTTAGTCAAGAACTTTAGTTTTTATATAACCCAGCTACTATAGCATCATACATGTCACCATTGCGTTCGTCCCTATTGCCTTTTTTATTTAACGTGGTAAAGTTTGTAACATCAGGCACAAGCAATTCAAGTTCTTGTTTAACAAAGTCTTTAGATTTTATTCCTTTTATTCTACATTTGCCAAACAATTTTTTTCTCATTGTATTAACAGATAACAAGTTAACTTTCTTTTTAAAATGTTCTTCTATGATATACGCAAAAACAGCGTTGTGTCTAGCTAACGTGATAATCACCTGTTGACTGGTAAAACCTCCGGCGAATCCACTCAAAGCCGCTTCGAGATTAATTTCATCAAATCTTTTAATCTCGTTCGTCTTTTCAAGACATGAAATAACATGAAACGTTTTTTCTTTTGTAGTTTCTAATTTTTTAGTATCTACGAAACCAGCAGAAAGAATCTTTCCATTTTCACAGAAAGACCAACCAGTTGTAGATGTAGATGAATCCAATCCTAATATAACCATTTACAATATATATTAACGACCGAATGAACCGTTAGTATATTTGTTACTATTGAACCCTTTAACATAACGTGAAAGTTCAAGTGATCGTTGACCTGATATATCTTTGAATTGACTAGATCCGAACGTAGTTTTTAATCTAAATCCTGGGTCTTTAGTATAAAGAGCATCTTGCAAAGATGCTTGACCATTCCAATTTGTAGAAATCTTATTTACACCTGAAGTTAATACAGGACCGTTATTCGTGTTATCGCTGTAGTTCAGAGCCTTACCATTAAAGTTTTCTGTACCGGTAGTCACACCGACTTTAAACCCCGGGGTAACCGTGTATTCTCTTGATTTTTGAGTAAATCCATATGGTGTACTTACACCTTGAATCATTGTGTTATTACCAGCATCATATGCCGAAAAAGCTCCTCCGGCTGGAGACTTTGAAAGATAAAGATCTCCGAGTCCCTTAGCTAAGGATGTACGGTTGATTTTTGAAGTATCTGAAGCGATTGTTGCCATAAATGTCTATTTTATAATAAATATAATTAAGTGTCCCATTTAATAACAATATTAATAGGAATCTCGCCTGTATTTTTAATTGGAGCGGCTAACTTTGCTATAGCAACCAATTCTGCACCACTATATAGACCTACGGTAGTTATATAAGGTGCTAAATACGATCCTGTTGGATCATATGAGGAACTTAAATTATAACTAAAGAAATCCGTCTTTATTGTAGAGGTACTAAATTTGCCTGTCTTTTTATTTAAAAAACTAAACATATCATCATAATTTTTACGATTTGATCGTTGGTTCGTATAATTCTGATAATTGTTTATTGTGAAATCTTGAATAAAATACTTCCAAATTACAGATCCATCTTGACTGTTAGCAATACCGTCTCCATTTACGTCAAAATCAAGTGAACTACATTTAACTTTCAAGGCTTCCGTTAATCGATTTTCTTCATAGTTAAAATACGAAGAACTATAAAAATTAAATATTGATTCGTCAATATTTCCCCCTACAAAATTATTCCACCATTTTTCAGATCCGTCGATTGATATTCTATAGTTAATATAACGTAAAATAATATCCAGATTATCAAAATCAAATGTTTTGGTATTAATTACACCATAATCGAATAAAGAAGCAGTTAACGATGTAGGATTTGTAGATACATTGAACTCGCCTGGTTCTATAGTACAAATATACTGTTTTTCATGTAAAGAAATTTGACTTTGATATTCCATATACAAATATGTATTTTTATTATTTGTAGGATCTAACGTCAAATTATTCAATACACTACCTGTATTGTTAATTACTAACGTATTTGTATTATAAAAAACATTTCCGACGGTATAATTCTTTTGTAAATCTGTTAAATTATAGATATAACTTTTACCAAAAATTGAATCCGATGCAAATTTAGTATCACCTTGTTCATCAACAAATACAATCAAATTTTCACATGCGCCGCTTATATACCCACCACTTACATACCCACCACTTACATACCAACCACCACTTATTGGTCCGTCAGAATCACAACTTATACAATCTTCCATTTGAAGATATACAAAACTTGACGTGGTATTACAATCTTCACTTTGATATGAAGATGTTAATAAATAAGTTAAATTACTTCTACTACCAGATTCTGTAATTAGTATTCCTGACAAATAAAAGTCGTCGTTAAGCGGTATAGGAGCTCCAATTACAACATTTTGATCTGAAACCGAAACACTATAACCAAATGCGTTAAATGGTTTGCCAATTTCTTTTCTTTTTGAAATTGGATCTGTAGTAAGCTGATTAATTACAGATCCTGTTACATAATACAACGAACTCTGACCACAATATGTAGATTCACCAAAATCATATTGATCGAATGTTAAATCATAATAATTTATTGAACTCGAAATAAAGAGTGAACTAAATGGAAAATATGGTTTCGGAGACCCAATCAATAACTTTTTGTTATACACAGATACAGAATAACCAAATAAATTATTTTTAAATGTTACGTCGTCTCCGTATAATTTGGTTAGTAATTGAAATCCACAGTTTGAATCCGCTGCACATTGTTGATTTTGATAAACATAAACACTACCACGTTGTCGTAATACGTTCGATCCTGAATATTCCCAATATATCAAATCATTTGGAGAACCGATTGCCAATACGGTATCATACATCGAAACCGAATATCCAAATCGTGTATTAATTTGGCTGCCGCTTGGAAATAATTCAAATGTAGCTCCTTGTAATTTATAATATTGAGAACTTGTGTTTTGAGAAAATACTTGTGTTAACTTCCAATCGGCAGACTGTGATGTTTGATACAAATAAACATTTGATTGTGATAATTGATTACTACCAATTACTAATGTGTTCTCATTCTTCTTATCTATACTAATAGAAAATCCAAATCCGTATTGATATGGATAAGAACCAACACTACAACTTAATATTTTTTGAAGAGAATATCTACAATCCGAATCCGTGTATTTGTATATATACACAGCCCCTCGGCCACCGTTAAATAATGGCGCGCCTATGGCCAAATAATTATTTGAAATGCTTAAACTCTTACCAAATTGAATGTTTGGAGATCCTGTAATTACGCATATAGGAATTTCATTGACTGCGTATGTCTCCAAACTTTGATAATCAGACGTTTGTACAGCTGTGACGTTGGAAGTAACGTCATATGTGTAGTTTGGATTAATTTCATATACTGATACAGATGCTTTTGAAGATGTTAATCCTGGATAATAACTATTAATAGAACCATAGTCTCCAACCGCCATAAAATAAGTGGATAAGTCAAGTGTGTACCCATATTTTGATTGATAAATATCTTCAGTATCTGATTCTACAACTAGATAACTACAAGTTGTAGCTACACTGTTAAGAGTACCGTCGTCTTTAATAAAAGAAGCTGTAAATACAGTACTACTACTTTGTTCTGTGTAATACGTTAATAATGTACCATTTTCACTGTACGTTTTGTTGGTAAGAATTTTAGAAAGCTTATATTGGTTTAAATAATTATCTTTTTTATACAATAATATCTGGCCAATTTTGCCAAATCCCTGACAGTTTTCGTAGTTTTGATCGACTGGATTTCCAACAGCAACATAATCTCCGTTGGTACAAACGACTGTACCGTAATTCTGATTATATATGTTTTCTAAAGTAGACATTATGTATATAAATATTTGTTTCTGTGATTATTAACTACTTAAATTTAACCGACATTTTTTATATTTTCAACTACACAGATATCTGCCAAGTCCTTGATAACAATAATTAACAGTTGATGATGTATTGTTTGTGTTCAATTCAAAACTATTTACAAAATATGAACCTGTCAAATATAAATTGTGATTTCCGTCATCTACTATGTATGCAACTATGTCTCCTGTTTGATTATTTATTAAAACACTTTTTGGTCTAATTCTATCACCACTTTGAGTAATATTAAGTGTATAACTTATAAACTTATCATCTAGGTTTAACTCGGTTAAAGAAGTATCATATCCATCAAATCCAAATTGTTGATATGCATTGTTATAATTGTTATAATACATGTTTTTAACGGTATTATAAACCTGACCTTGATATGTGCCGTCTAAGTTAGTAGGATTAACAAGTGGATTGTAGTTTGTATCTCCTACAGGGTAAAAAACCGAACTCGATGGTACTTTTAAACCCAATCTAAACGCCGGATTGTTTTGATCTGTAAATTGAGAACTAGCTAAAAACCCATTTGTATTATATACGCCGCCAGCACAGTTATAATTTAACGAAGCAAATGATCCTGTTTGTAAACTATTATAGTTATAATCACATTCTTGTATAGGAATAATTAATGGAAAATCATAAGTTCCATCACTAGCAAGAATAAGGTCGTTAAATATATTATTCGCGACATTTTTCTTCGCTACAGCAAATGTAGTAATCTGTATATCTTGATTTTTAAGAAATTTAATCATCCCAATATAAATAGGAAAAATTAAACTTATTTAAATTAAAAATCAATTCTACACTTAATCAACAATTCGTTATCAAACGATTTCTGTGTAGGTTTGCTTAGTTTGCCTACTGCTAATAGTTCATTGTTGGTGTCATATAAACCAATCGTGGTAATATAAGTACGAGGATTACTTATTAACTGTGGATAAATGATTGTACCCTTTGTCTGACCGTCACTACCATCAGAAACAAACGTTGGATTGTTACTATAGTTAAATTCTTTATTTTTGACTCGTATGAAGTAATTTGTAGAAGGTACAAACTCACTTTTTCTTACAGCCATGTTACGGGTAGATTTTCTTACAGAATTATAGAATTTACGAATCCAATCTCTCCAATAATTTTTAAACTGAGTAGATGTAGCGTTAGATGGTCGTGTAGCTGTAATTTGTGGACTACCGCTAGGACTTGTAGGTGTAATACCGACCTTTGCATCCAACTTGATTGCGTTTAATACAACAATGCCTGTTGTCGGATAAAATAAACCAATTCCCTCGTAAACAGCCGATACTGTGCTACCTTTAGTAAATGGCGTTGGTACGCCATTGATAATTGATCCTGAAATCAAATTATATACATTTTGTTGTGTATTTACAACTTGGGAATCGTCAATGTAAGAATATTGGCCACGGGATCCACTGAAATTTACTTGAATTTGTCCTGGATCGATTTGATCTTGAAATTTATCCGCAACATAATTAATCGCAAAAATCGCAGAACTATCAGTTGGTGAGTCCACACTACCAGACGCAAAGCTAAAATATGTGTCGCCTGGTTGTAACAACGTATTCTTATACTGTGTATAAATAACTTTAGTTTCGTTTGTAAATACTTTAGCTATACTTTGTCCTGAATAATCAAAATAACTACTGCCCGAATTATAAAAGTCACCGTATGCTATAGAGAAATATTGATCTCCGCCACTATACATGTCTATGTAATATTGTCCGTTTTTAACGTCAAACGGACCTGATCCTGTCAATACGTTAGATTGGGCCGAGGCGGATGTGAATGTAGATTGTGCAACCGTCAAACTACCGGTACCAAACATACCCGAGGATACTTGGTTAATTCTACCGGCTACTACATCATCTTGAGTAAAGGGAGTAAATATCATAATTTATTAGTTCGTAGTGGGTACACTTACAGTAACGTTGATTGAAGCACTACCACCACTTTCATTACCAATTAATGTAATGTTTGTGGTAGTTGTCTTTGACAATGAACTATTTGGTATAAATCTGAATTTATTACCAACAACAACCTGTGAAGCTTGTGAAGCTAGATCACCTGCAAATGTAGGAATTGTTGCCGTAGCGGAATTCAAACTATTTGTTTCGGTTACTACGAGTGTACCTACATTTTTATTTGCCAAAATTGCGGTATAACCCAATGTTACATTGTAAACTGGGTTTGTATTTGGAACAATATCAATTGCAGCTGTATAAGTACGTGGTACTGAAATTACAGGTGGTGCTATACTGATAGTTGGTACGGAAGTAACGCCGTCATTTAATGTTACTAACTTATACTTCATAGTTTGCGTTTCATCTGTAACCGGCTCCATAATTGGAGTATTACGAATTGCAATATCAAAGTATGCACTTCCCATAGGGTGGGTTGGATTAAACTGTGTATAATCTATTTCGTCGTCGGCTAAAGCGAAGGCTGTAATGTTTAATCCACCTGTCTTTGCCAATACTTCACGACCCTTTTTTGTCAAAATCGCGTTGACGGTAAGAACGTTGTTATTAAGGTATGCCATATATATTAAATAATTATCAATCGTTTTCTCTTTTTAATCAAAAATTGTATTATAAATTCATAATATAATTGTTCATACTAGCACTCGTACATGTAGAACATGTTAGTGGTAGTTGCACAAACAAACTATTTGGATCACCAACTGAACCTGTTAATATGCCATACTTAGGGAAATTATCACTTTCAACATCCACACTTAAGAAGCCTGGTATTGTAATAATAGGAGAACTTCCATTTGGCAATCCCTTACGATTGACGGTCGTAGATATGTCATTTCTACCTTTTATGTATGTATAATAAGTTAAGGCTCCGTTAGATACTAGTTTGATACCATTTATAATTTTGTAGAATGAACCTGATACTGCTTGTTTTTTGACACGTGTACCGACTCTTACAAATTTACTCAAATGTCTTTCTGAATAACCATTGCCGGATGAACCACTGTACAGGTTCTTAAAAGAATTGCTACCTGTTATTTGATTTGTTAGTTTACCTGATCCAGATCCAATGGATTGAATTAAATCATAACTAGACGTAAATATTATAGTTGATGATCCTGTATTATTTGTTGATAAATAATAGTCACGTGTAGGATATTTAATCACATCTCGTAAATTGTAACCGTTAGAATTTACATATACATTTTTGCCAAATTTAGAAAAAATAAAATCTCTATCATCAACAACGTCTTTAACTTCAAACAAAGAGAAATTGTAAGTATCATTATCACGGTTGAGAGTGTTTATACCAGTGATATCTATTATAGAATAACTAGATGTATCATTTGTATCTAACAATGAAGAAGTAAATTTCGGATTGATATTGAATGATATTAGACTCGATGTTGTATTTGGATCCAATGGAGAAAATACAGCATCCTTATAATTAAATTTTACGCGTTCAAATATTGAAGGTTCTAATAATAGACCAGTCTTCAAAGTACTACGAGCAGGTGTTAGTTTTTTAATAAAATCAAATATAGAAAAGTCGATATAAAATCTATATGTACTATAATACTCTTGTGGATACGTATATTTGATATTAGCGGTGGAAAATTCCTTCTGTCTTAATTTTAGTTCTGGATAGTTTCTTGAAGTGAGATACTTAGGATCTCCGATTATATCACTGATACCTTCCTTACCTAAAAAGTCTTCTATCTTGTTATTCAAATAACTATATGGTGATATGTAATACCCAACCAAATTAGAATCACTTCCCAAAATGTCGGTTGTATATGTAGAGTATTCATACGGTACCAAATTAGAATTTACAGATTGGCTAATTTTAGTAATATTTGCATTAGCTTTATAATTTGGTCCGTATCTATTTGAATTGATCGCTTGTTTAACATTAAATTTTTCGAATTGGTATGGAAAAATATCTGTTAATATGGTATCACAAATAGGAGCGCCAGATACTACCGAATTTCTTTGAAAATTATACGTGTAAAATTGTGTATTATATCTATTATTCTGATTCGGAATAGTAGCTGGATTTCCATATAAATTTACAGGTGTATCAAACGACCATAAATAATACATATTCTCATAAATCAATGATTTTTCTGGTATTGAAATTGAGTTCAGATTATATGAATGTTCTTGAAAATCACTATCACTTACCGCATACTTTTGAATTTTAATTTTGTCAATATTACCGACTAAATTTATAGAACTAGAAAAATTTCCTACATAATAACTTCCAGAAGAAAAATATTGATTTTGATTATATAGTACAGTTTTCTTTTGTATATCTGTAAAATTTAATTGGCTGCCATAATATTGATTCACCATCAGTGTGTATGTATGAGGAACATATTTATCTGCCGCTGATGAAGTTAATGATTGTGTAAAAGCATTTGATTGAGAAATTATATAAAGAGCATCAAATTCTATAGTATCGTTTGGTTGTTTTCTTAACATGAATGTATAAAAATCACCATTTAAGTATGGCATTTCAATACTAGAAATACTGGATGTTGTAAACGATTCTTTAGGAGTAAACTCAAATACTAATTTAGCGGACTGTTCTTGTTTTGTTTTATACAAATAAACTTGCCAATCAACCTTTTTATTTCTTAACTTTTTGATTACCGGAATTCTATCTTTAAAATTATATAGAGTAGGATTGTTTGATCTAAATGTACATTCTATCGTAGATACACCTGTAAATCTTTCTACAACGGATTGTGTCAATTGACTAGATGTGCTTCCACTGTAAAATTTCTGACCAGCAAACAATTTATATTCGCTACCAGTAAAGTTAAATTTAATGAATTGATTGTTATCAAACTCCGTAGCGTATATTACGTCGTCAAAGTCATAAAATGAAGTTCTATTAGTCAACACGTCCGGACTTGTATATTCAACAACATTTATTAAATCTGAAGAAATACCAAATATACTTCGAATCAAATTAAATGAATCGGATGTACCTTTTGTTTTATAAATGTACGGTAGATTGTTTGTTATACGATTGAAAATTGATTTTGCATAATTAAAATATGAAGACGATAAACTTCCTGTTAATTGTGTTTGGTTAAATAATAACTGACTAATATTACTTTTATTAAACTTAACATTTGTAACGTCCCAATTAAAATTATTTAATAATTCTTCTATATAATTCTTTGGATAATGATTGTTATCATTATAATCAATTGGATATGATTTAGGAAACTTTTTGATAAACACCAAAATATTATCAAAGAAGTGACCTACCATTGCTGTGAATTTTACGTAATCACCATATACAGATTCACTTTTAATATAATCTGGTAATTGATAAAATAAACTATTAAAATTGTTTTTATCGTAAGTTACACCATCCGTAAGTTTATCATCAATGCTTCCCGTATAATAAAATAAATAGGATTCGTATTCATCGAAACTATCCAACAGAGAAATTTGTTCTTCGATAACAATATTTAAATCTTGTGAATACGAAGCTGATATTGATAGATTCGTTGTTGCTGCAGCATTAATTTTAAGAGTATTTTTCGTAGAATTATACGATTGATACGTAACTAATTTACTTTTAGCAATTTTGGTTCTTAACTCAGCGGAGGAAAAATTAATAAAATTATCAAAATTATTATAGTTTATCAACAAATCATTTATTTTTTGTTGTAAACGAGATTCAGCTGCAAATATGGTGTTTTGTTTATTATCTGTAAAGATATCATTCGTAGGATTTACGGTTGGTACAACAACGCTAAAATTAACTCCATTCAAATATACTTTTCTAGAAATAGGAGACGTATATAAATTAGTTTTAAAGTATATTGGCGACAGCGATATATTAGATATCCAACATGTATCTTTTAAAGTATACTGAGACGGAAGTGGCTGATCCAGTTTAATTTGAATATTAATTCTGCCATCTACAGTATTTAAATAACTGCCGTGATTTAAAATTTTAACTAAATTGCCATTGTCAAAATTTAAAGCATTCTTAAAGAATCCATAAAACTTATCATAGTAATTTGTCAATAACTCAGTTGTTTTTGGAGATATCCAATCGTTAAAAATTATTGTTACAAATACATTTAATATTTCTTGTAAATCAACATTTGTTAATGTGGTTCTTTGAAGGATTGCGTCTTGACTTACTTTAGTTACAATTATTTGAAAAGCACTTAAAATTTCATCTTGACTAAATTCTACATCATTATATTGGTAAACAAAGTTTTTTAATTGATCTGATATACCGACAAACTTAACATTTTGATTTATAGTTGAATCTGGATCAACTGATAAATTTATAGTTTTATCATATCCAATATAAATCGAGTTGATATATTCTTGTAACTCAGCGACAGATTTAAAACCTAGTAGTTGTGCGTATTTAAAATAATTAAAATTATCAAGTTCCAAATTGAAATTATTATCGATTGGATTTTTATTGATAATAGGAATTATTTCATCTACAATTTGTAAGAATGTGTACTTTTTATCAGCGAATGATGAAATTTTAACAGAATCTAATCTAGCACTTTCATTTAAAGTTGTATTAAAAGCAAAAGACAAACGAATTTCCGTTCTACTAGGAGAGATTTCTTTAATGAATAATCTATTGATTGAATTACCAGCAATGTTTTTTACTGGGTTATACAAAGTGTAATATAGACCAGGACTTAATTCATTTACTCTTAAATCAAATTGTGTATGTAATAATAATTCATTTTCATATAACGCATAATTTGTAAATGGATTTGCTACTCTATACGATCTCTGTACATTGTTAATGTCTCGATACTTTGATTCAACAATACTATATGTCGTACTTGGAGTTATTCTATTAAATAAAATTGGTTGTTGATTGCTATTATAAATACTTAATTCAATAATATCGTCGTTTGAATCTCCGAAAAAAGATTCGGAATTCAAGATTTGTTGTTCATACAACGATTGTAAATCAGTAGTTAAATATGAAGCGCTTACTATACCGTAAGGTAAATCTTGTTCGTTGATTGTTAAATAATCGTAAGGCATATTATACTAGTGGTAAAAACGGAAAATCGTCGGAGAAATCTGAAGGAACATTTCCTTGTCCAAGTTGTATTCTTAAATTTAGTATTGTGGTTTTCTGTGCGTTGATTACTTGTTTATCATCGTTATTTTCATATTTCTCAACCAGACTATTAACAGTTTCGTTCAAAATTCGATTTTCTGCTAACAGTTCATTATATTGTTGCAATATTTCATTAACGTTACGTTTTTGTTGTATCTCAGGTGTTTGTAATTCCGTAAAATCAGAGGTATTGGAATCTAGAATTTTATTTTCATTATAAACAAACGTTTTTAATGGTATTTTTACATAACTAACGGTTCCATTAACAGATTGTGCAACTGAATATACCAATTGTAGATTTCCGAATGAATCGGTATTATTAGTGAAAGTACCAAAACTCTTGAAATTATCAACTTCATCGACGGCTACATCGTAATTTAATGGGATATTTGCCATATTATCTTGTTATTTTAAATACTTTTTGAGTATCTGTTATATCTATAGTTCCGTCGATGTACTCGGTCTTAATAAATATTTTCAAATATCGTTCTTGTGGTAATCCCGTTGTTTGTAACTTGAAATAGTTACCTTGATTTGCATCACAACTTAATTTTGTATATTGATCAAACCCAACTAAAACTTCTTCCGATTCAGCGTCCTTAATCATATAATAGGAACTCGTAGGAAGATATTTTGGAGTAACCATTGATGGTTGTTGATATGATTTTTGGAAGTTCTTTAAAGGATATCTATCTCTAGCAAATACAAATATTTTTGGTAAACTCCCAGCCTTATAAGCATCTTTAAGATAGTTTAATGTAATTAAATTCTGAATTGATCCAGAAACAGGTTTCAAACTTCCTGTTATGAATACACTGTCATCCCAAGCTACATCAACATAAGGACTATAAATTGTATTTGTGTCTTTACTAAAGAATTGCAACAGTCCATTTGTTTGTTGTAATGGAGGAGTTGAAATTTCCAACGAACTTATTAAAATCAACCCTTGATTAGGAATACATCCACATAACCAACCTCTAACGATTTTGGTTATATCCATAGCAACATCACTTTGATTACCATAATCAAAAGATTGACTACAAATTAAACTTGCATTAACTAATGATGGATATTTTGTAGAATTACAAATCCACTTTGGTTTGTTTGTGTATGAAGCCGGAACTTTATAAAACCAAGTACCTCCTTGATTTTCAAAGCTAGCACTTGAATACGACGATGTTAATAAGTAATCTACCTGTTGATACTCTTTTGTAATTTGACTTCCATACCAGATACCATTACCATCATAGTTTTTATAGTTCCAACTAACGCCTAACTGTGAACCATCATCAGCATATCTACCATTACCATTATTCCAACTTTGACTTATTGGATAAGCATAAATTTTATAATTTAACGGTAAGTTTCTAGCACCACATGACTTTAAGTTTAATGTAAATTTTATATTGGATCCGCTAATATTATTATTTGAGATAGATTTACTCAATTCAGTTATATCAAACTTAACAAGTGTTCTGGAAAACTCGGGATAGTTCAAATATGTTGCTGTAGACGGACGAGTAAAAGATCCACTATATTGTCCTCGAAAATACCCAACAAAATTTCTAACATCAGTATATGATAATTTACTTGAAGTTATTGTTTCTATATATAACTTAGAATTCGAACCACTAAAACTTCCTGTAAACGATCCTGAATTAAAAGCTCTTACCGGAGAATAAAAACTGGAGCTACACGGTATACCTGTATTTGATTTACCTAATAGTTTACCTCTTAAATTTTTAAAGCTGCCTGTACCTGTCAAAGATGATGTTAACGGACTTGTTGTATATGTACGTTTGTTTACTTTTAATTTTGTAAAAAAGCTACCTACTCTTACAGATCCGGAAAAACTACCTGTACTCCAACTACCTGTAAAGAACGAATAACTTGTTATATTCATACTACCAGTAAATGATCCAGATGCATAATTGGCAGATCCAGAAACATATAAAGATTTCTTTGGATTTGATATTACATTTGAAAGTCTTCCGTTGAAATTGGATATAAACGATGTATTTGGTATAACAGAGGATGTAAGATTAAAAGCATACCATTTACTTCCAGAGTAAATAAATAAAGAAGATGTGGTATAAGCTAACCAACCTTCGTTACCATATGACGAGGCCGTTACTGGAGCTGTATGCCAGTTTGGATCTGTATATACGGTCGTTGTGCCTTTATTAGAGGCATAAACTTCTAAGATCTCATCGATTCCAAAATTTTTATCGATAAATTCCGAAGAATTATTTATGTAGGTGTCTTGTGATGGATAAATAAATGTATGCATATTATACTACAAGTCCTTTAATGTCAGAATCAATATATTTAACTTCAAATATAGCGGGATCTTTTGGTGGATATACGATATTGTTTTGTGTTGCAATGTTTATATCATACGCAACAGATGAATAACTACCATCGTCAATAGTTAAATTGTTGATTATAATCTCACTTACCGATTGTACACCTTCATTTTGCATTATTTCAAAATTGATTTGGCTAAGATTAATTGGTTGATTAAAACTCCAGTTATCGATAGAAAAAAAGCTCTTCACAGATTGAATACAATTGTTCAATACTTCAGATTTATTAAATCCTTTAAATACAGTGATTTTAAATCGTACTCCTATATTGATAATGTAACCATCTATTATGTTTATCTTATCGGTTAAGATCTTATAGTTCTGTAAATATGCAATTAAATTTTGAAGTGTAGCCGGATTAATTTGAGTTAAATTTTTATTTGAATTGTATCCCAACAAATACAAATTATTTGTAAATGGGTTATTCGATTGTAAAAATTTTCTTCTATCTAACGGATTTAAAGGTGTTAAATCAACAGTAGAATTATTGTTTGTATTTACTACGCCTGTAATAAATCCGTTATATTGTACTTCTCTTGTTAAATTGCTTTGTATATATGCTTTTGCAATATTTCCCAATTGTGGAGGTAAAGCATATACTCTCAATAAGAAATCGTCTTCCGTAACCATACGATTTTGTGTAGAAAAATTCAATATTGCATTCTGTCTGATTTCTTCATCTGACTCAGCATCATCTCCACCAGTTGAAGATTCTACGTTGTTAACTCGTAATGAGTTTTTAATTGTATTTAACAACGTAACTTCACTGTCGGTTAATGATGTAACATCGTTTAAGTAAGATGCTGCAATTATACTCTTAATTTCACCTGAGTTAACATTCGAACTTAATCCACCCCCGATTATATATACGACTGTCAATGTAGTATTAGACGGAGAAACTCCGTATGAATTTGCCTTTAATACGTTTGTGTTATCTAAAGAAATATTTAAATTCTTTAAGTTCGAAAGAGATACTCCTATGTTAGTCGGATTTGGAATTATAATGGTATTATCATAATTTTCAGTATTCGCACCGAACTGAATAGTTGTTTGATTATTTTCATCGATTGTAGTTACAAATCTTTTTTCGGTTCTTAAATATTTCAAAACCTTCGGAGTTTCATTTCGATATTGTGAAAGTGTTTGATTATTTAAAGGTACGTTATCCAATTCGATAGGAATTGTATCTTGTGCTAAATAATCTACTTCATAATAGTTTATATTATTTAGATCGGTTACACTAACAATTTTTAGAACGTTGGTTTCATCTAATTTTATACTGTAAAACGGAATTTGTTCATTGACCGAAAATTGTCTTACAATTAAGGTACCAGAATAAGCTTTTGTTGATTTTTTAATCAAATAAAACTGAGGAGCTCCTGTATTATCACGACTATAAACTGTTATTTCTCTAGGCGAAAACTTTGTATCTTGGCTAAAATCAATACTTTCTTCTATAATAAAGTTAACGCCTGATACACTCGTTAATTGTGTAAATGGTTTTAATATCAAACAATATCGTTCATCTGGACTATATACATTATCTTTTGAACGGGTAGATGGTAACAACTGAAATACATCTACCATAGTAGAAGAAGCAGACGATACTTTTGGTTTATAACCTAAAGATTTAGCTCCGTTTATAATGTTTCTACGATCTTGTGCAAATTGTAAAAAACTTTCAAAAAACTGTTGATCCGTATAATACGAAAGTACGTCACCAACATAGGCAGCTTGTTCAATAAAAATTTGACCAGGTGAACTTTCACTAAAATCTTTATAACTTTGTGGGTAATATTGTTTAGTAAAGTCGATTAGTTGTTGGCGTAAAGATGCGAAATCTCTATTAAGATAATTAATATCTTTAGTGTTTGCATTAAACGTTTTATTAATTAATTTTGACATTATATTCTATTACCTTCCAAATTGAGCTCAGTTTTACTTATAGTGTTGTTGTATCTAAATGTAATACTTATAAATATTGAATTTCTATCATTATTTTCAGGCTGTTGTGGAGATAATTCCACATTCAGAATGGTTGTACCATTAATATACTTGTCAACATCACGTTGTATTACATCTACAATCATTTCGTTTGTAACGTCACTTTCAATTGGTTGAAACAGTAAATTATATAATCCGGAACCAAAACTATTATTAAATCTACGTTCACCCGGCATAGTCAATAATAAATTTTGTATATTGTCAGCTATCTGAGAAATAGTATCTTTATTGGTTGCAAAATATCCCTCATTACCAAGTTGTATTGGTAAAGATAAACCTATTGCTTTTTTAGGAGTTGACATTATTCACCTTATTTATCGCCTTTTTTCTTGTTTACTGCTTGCATTAGAGATCTATAATCTCTGTTAATAGCATTGTATACGCTTTTAACTGGTTCAGGAGCATTTTCGGGTACTTTGGTTTCTGTAATAACTTCTTGTGTACCACCTCCATATCCACCCATCATACTAACCATACTGCCTTCTTGTGGCACACCACCAGTGGTTTGGTTTAAAATATCATTCAACATTGGGTTACTTGTATATTTTACAAACTTCTTCGTGGGTTTAACTTGTTCCTCAACAACATCTGATTCATTCATCACATCCAATTCTTTTAGAATTTGTTGTTCCAACTCAGAATCTGATGATTTTTTCTTGGCCTGAATGACTTCTTTAGAGAATATTTCTGCCAATTGACGTTTAAGTTCAGATTGTACTACACTTCGTACCTCTTGTTGTACGGTTTTCTTAATAAATTCTTTCAATATATCTATTTTCATATTATTATATATAATTATTAACCCAATGGAGATTTAGGTAAATTTAATAATGCTTGTGCGCCTTTTGTATCAGATGGTCTGGGTATCTTGATGGTCTTGATACGTGGCATACTGGGTGGTTTTGGTATATTTGGCTTAGGCATTCCTTTTTGAACACTTGCCAATTTAGCTGCCGCAGCTCCAACGGCTCCTCCAGTAACGGCCCCAATTGCAGCACCTTTTCCTCCCCCAACTATTCCTCCTATTCCAGCTCCTAACCCACCACCGGCTAAAACTCCTCCCGTTACACCACCAACGGACAATCCAGCACCAAGTGCGGTACCACTTAATCCGCCTATTAATGCTCCTTTACTACCCCCAGCTAATGATCCCACACCGGCTCCAATAGCACCACCTAATATTCCACCTTTTAATCCTTTAACTAAATTAGATGTGGATTCAACCATACCTGTTTTAGCATTTACAAATTTATCATTTCCAGCTATAGATTCAGGACTAAACTTATCAGGCGACCAATCTTTACCCAAACCATCTGGTTTAATACCTTTAGGATTGAGTTTATCAAATACTTTACCAGCTATACCACCCGTAATCAATCCAGCGCCCGCACCAATTAATGCACCTTTTCCCCCGCCGGCTAAAGCTCCAATACCCGCTCCTAAAGCCCCTCCGCCAATTGCACCTTTAACTCCTGATGAAAGATTACTAAGTACTCCCCCAGCGGATTCTTGAACCCCACTAACTGCACCTTGTGCCTGTCCAACGGCTCCTTCTAATGCACCTTGTGCTTGACCAGTTGCACCTTGAACTTGTGATGTTAACCCACCGGCTGCACTTTGTACTTGAGACACAGCATTAGATGCTGCGCCTTGCGCTTGTGAGGTTGCTTGTTGTGCTGCATTTGCATCTAACCCCTTTACTTCTTGTGTTGGAAGTTTTATGTTAGGATTATCTACTACAGGAGCTTTATTAGCAACTCCTGATATCGTTTGTGTAGGCGGACCTGGTAAAGCTGGTTCTGGATCAGGTAAAAAACAAGCAGGTACTAAATTCTTATCAAGTTGACCCGAAGAAATTTTACTTTTAATTTCTTCAGGTGTACGTCTTACTTTTGATTTGATTTCATCAATTGTGTTGTTATAAGAAAACTCAAAAGTATATGCATCTTTAACAGTTGGCCAATTAAATGCTTGAACATTAAAAAATTGTCTAAAGTTGAGTTGTAAATTTGAGAGGGTAGATGTTTTAATAACATCGTATTGTGCTAAACATGGAAGTTTATCTCCCACGTAATCGACAAATACTTGATATTTCTCCAAATCAACGAATGCGTTTATTTTAGGAGTTCCTCCCGATTTTGGCGTATATGTTTCTGTAAAATAATTTTGAAAAAATTGAAAAGTTCTATCGTATTTTTTATAAGTTTTAATATACTTATTATCTCCAATTTGTGCATACCCATTATTCAATACTTGAGTAGGACTATAAAATTCATATACTGATTCATATGATTCGGGAGATATTTTATTATTATTACTTACATCTGTACCTTGTGAATTTATTTTAAATACAGCTCCAACGCCGGTTTTATATTTGTTAAAATATGGAATTATTTCCAAAGAGTTTTTTGGAAAAATTCTACCTGTTGCTGGTTGTAAATTGCCAAATATATCTACTATTTGTAATGCCATATATTAATCCTCAAATTCAAATTCAACTTGTACTGGACCTTCACGGCGATTTCTACCTTTGAAATCACCCACAACTCCAGCGCCTGTAACAGTATTAATTTCTACTGGATCTTTACACTCTCCACCACTTCCAGTTGGTTTAACTCCATTACTACCTGGAGCATATCCACCTCCGGTCACGAATACTCGTCTGCTAAGTGTCTTGTGTAAATTATCTCTTAATAATTGTAGTTTAATTTGTTGTACGGGAATTTGTGTTTGATCTGGATTAGCATCATTGGTATTTTCAACGTTTATTTTACCGGCATCTTCGTGACCATGTGGATGTGGATGAACGTGATGATACCAATGTACATGATCCAATAGCCAGTTACAAAGATCATACATCCAATCTACAGTTGTTTGACCCAATAACGCTGGTTCATTAGTTTCACCATATTGTCCTAAAAATATTTGAGGAGCATTTATAGTTGCTGTATTATTAGTGGTTATAACAACTTGATCATTAGCATCAACTGTATATTCACTGTCTGTAGCAACAGCATAACGTTTTTTACTAAAATGAAAAGTCTCTGCAAATCTGCTACTCAATATTAAGCGGTCACTATTAATAACAATCTGATCGCCTGTCAATGTTGGAAATTTAAATTGAGTAGATCCGTTTGGATTAAATCTTCGTTGTTCCTCCGTTGGTTTTTTATCTCCGGTAGTGCCGAAAATACTTTTATACACAGTAGTTTGCCATGTACTTGTTGTATATCCACTAGTTAATTGTATTGTACTACCGTCATTATTTACATCTTCATCTATTTGACCACCGTAATTTTTTTCCCACGGTGAAATCTGAGGAATCGGGGGTAATTTAGGATGTAACTGTTGTGATTTTTTCTGTGCAATATTACGTTGGCGATTACGTATAGTTAACTTAGGGTTTCCATAACCACCTTCAGTTGAATCTTTCAATAAGTTACCAACAAGAGCATATGAAGAATATGCTCCCTTATCATTAAAACGATCATCATCATAAGCACTAAATCTAATAGACTGGCCAAATCTACTTTCGAAAACTGTGTCACCTTCGAATTTTCTAATGCTACGTATGAACGGATTTAATATGAAATAATTTCCAAAGTACCCATTTTGATTTATTGATAAAAATATCGGATGACAAACGTAACTTTTTCTGTTAGGAGGTTGTAAATATGGAATTGCACTTTTATTATTATCACTGTTTGATTTTTCTGTTACAAAGTCTCCATTTGTACCCAAATAATTTAGTTTATTAAATGGTTTTGTATAATAATATGTGTCGCCGACTTTTAATATCAATACCTGTTCATTTATCAATGGCAACTGTGTAACTGAATTATCCATTGCAATTGCCCACGGCAATTTCTCATATGCTGTTTGTTGCTCTTCTCCAAGAATACGGATTTTAGCTCTACCAATATAACTATAATCTACATCTGACGGTGACGGTATTACATTTTCATAGTTGATCGGTAACTGTTGATATTTTATTGTCGGAGGTGGTTGTGAATTAACATTATCCGTTGTTTTTCCAAAGAATGGATGTTTGTCATCTAAAATAATGTCTACAACTACTGCTAGTTTTAAAAAATTGGTATCAAATCCTTTAAGGGATGACATCATATTTGATAACTGATTGTTTGTGTTTTTAACTATAGTTGATATATTCGTACTCATTATTAATTACCTTTACTGATCGTTATAACTTCATCCATCAATTGTTTACGTTCATCATCACTGAGTATCATAGACGATCCTTCTCCCGTAGACTCACCTTTAGCAACTAACCGTTGAACCACCGCTGCTAATTTTACTAACTGTTCATCATTTTTAATCCCAATATCATAATAATCTTTTATAAGTGGTACTACGATTATAGCATCATTGACAGTTTTAATCAAAGAACGTAATTCGGAAATCAAAATATCAATTTGATCCTTTTTATTTTCTGAATTTTTTACTATGTCTTTACAAAGACCGGAAAAATTCTTTCCTTTGTAAATTTCAAAATTTAAGTCCATATAACTATAAATAGAAAAACCACTCCGTTTGGAGTGGTTTTATTAATCAATTAGATTTTATAATGTTCCTTTATGACTATAATTTTTCATTACTATAGTTTGATAACTTTTCATTTTATTTATTACTTTTGTAATTTGTTGGGTTTTACAATTACTTAGTTCTCTGATATACAAATATAGAGTTTTTTTATTAAAATTTTCGATTCGTTCACAATTTCTAAATAATTCAATTACTGCATATGCGATGTTTAGATCTTTCTGTTTATTGAATATTTTAGATAAATTTAATTCCCAATAATTTACTATTAACTTCATGAATTCTTGGGTCTGAATATCTTTATGATGTGCATCTTCAGTTTGTAAACACACAGAAGATTCACTCGGAGTTTCACTTATATCTACATGTTGATTGAATCTTTTATAGTTGTTATTGTTATGGAATATTAAATAATTCTTAGCTACTATACTAAAATAACTAAATGCTTTTCCTTTTCCGGCTTGAAATTTATGGATGTTTGTTACTAAATGTGACACTGTTTCTTTTTGAATTTCAAGAGGACTGTTGTCAAAATAAGTGAATTTGAATGTATTGAATATGTTTTCAACGAGTTTATCAAAACTAAACTTTATTTTTGTTTCGTATATTTCGTTTCGTTTGTGTTGATCATCTTCACTATTATACTCAATAATAGCATCCTCTGTCTTTTTAGAAAAATAAATCTTTTCTTTCTTGTTTCTACCACGACGTTTTTTACGTTCTCCATTAACATCAAACTGGGATTCTTCTTCTGTAGATTCTTTTTTAATTAATTCCTGTTTAATAGTACGAGGAACTTCTATGTTAGAAATCGATTTTAAAGATTTACGTGGTTTTTTAGATGGCACTAAAACATCGATGGTAATTTTTGGTTTTTTAACATGTGTCACTACGTTCTTAGGTATAGTACGGATCTTCTCCTTGACAATGCTATTTGTCTTAACTGAAGTAACTTTTTCAATCTTCTTATAAGATTTCTGTTTTGTTTTTTTCATTAAAATCGGTGGATTCGGTGGTATCATCGTTTTGAATTCTAGTATTTGTTAGTTTGATGATATTAAGTAAGTCTGTAAACAGAACACCAACATCATCGTCTTTTTCAAATATACCTCTATTATCAATAGACTTCAACTTATTATAAGTATTTTTTATCAATAACTTAAAATCTACCAACCAGTTTTCTAATAAATCAATCTGATTAAATGTCTTTTTAAGAGAGATTACCAAAAAAATATTTAACATCGTTGATAATAACAATGCTATTAATAATATATATATCATCGATTTAATTCTTCGTTGGTTTCTTCATCATCACCTAGTTCTATATATTCTGAAATATAGTCTATAGATTCTTGAATCAAATCCCAATCGGATGTATCAAATCCACGTTTTAAATTTTTGTACAATTGTAATATTTCTGTTTCGTCCATATACGTATAAGTACATAGTCAAATGAAAAAATAATTAATTTTTTTATTTTAAAAACTAAACATTCCTCTAACTCCACGTGTGTTCATTGGCTTATTTACACGATTTTCAACAGGCTTCTCTACTTCAATAGGCTTCTCCACTTCAACAGGCTTCTCCACTTCAACAGGCTTCTCCACTTCAATAGGCTTCTCCACAACTGATTGATTAGTTTCCTTTATAGGATCTTCAGTTTTAATTGGGGGTTGATTATTATAAATTTCATAATTTTTATCACCTTCTAAATAAACCTTATTTGTGCTTATATTATACGCCAATAATAATACGACAGCGAGCGGATCAAATACCGTAATAAGCACTATAATAAACCATTTTACTACATTTTGAATCGTTGTATTAAATTGATCAGCGACGAATTTAAATGTTATAATATCTTTCTTCTGACTATTATCCACTTTCAACTTGAAAATGTCATCATCCACAGATGTTGATTTAGCACTATAGGTTTTGATTTTATCATTTTCGTTTTCTAACTGTTTATTGAGATCTGTAATCTGATCGTTAATTTGATTTTGAATATTTTGTAGTTGAATTGGATTGCGGGCAATTAATACATTTGTAAGTACTTCGTTCAATCTATTTTCTTGACTAGTTCTTAACGTATACAGTTTTTCTATAGATTTTTTTGTAGACTCAATTTTACCGATCTCTTCTTTTTTTTGAGATTCTAATGTTGAAATTTTATTCAAGGATAATTCACTTTCCAAAGATGATTTTTGAAAAGCAGCTGTTAAAAATCCAAATACACCCAATGATGTTATAGCCATCAATGCAAATACAGCGGTTATCATATAGATTCTCATTAGAATATTAGCGTTATTCCAATATCTAAATAACCAAGAAGTTGTTACCAATTTACCGAGTTCTAACGAGGCTGCCATTATCATAACAGCAATCGTTGCGCCTGAAAATAATAATCCTATACCATATACGCTAAAATACGCAGCACATCCAGCGATTAAAAGTGATGTGAATATTACCAAATGTTTAAACTGTATCATATCTATAAATATCTACAAAATAAAAACCCCATCCAATTAAATGAATGGGGATTTAATATAACCTCGACTGAATATTACTCAATCTTTATTTTTTTGGTTTCTGGAATTGTAGGTTTGATCTTTGACAAGGTAACCCTTAACAACCCATTTTCAAATTTAGCGGATGGATTTCTTCGATCAATTTGATCGCCTAATGTAAAACTTCGTTTGAAATTGCTATGTTTCAATTCTCTACGAATGTATTTTCCTGTAAATTCCCTATCATCAATCTTTTTAATCTTTTGACCACTGATAGTAAGAACATTTTCTTGTACATCAACAGAAACGTCTTCTTTAGAGAGACCAGGAATTTCTGCTAGAATTTCTACTCGATCATTGTAATCAACAACATCTACACGGGGATAACTTTGTTTTTCGAAGAAACCAACCCCCAGTTCTTTATTTAATTCTGGGAAATGTGCCGCGAATACTTCATCGAATACACGGTCAAATGGCGTTAAAAACTCATCACGATCAACGTGACGCAATGCAAACGGACTATATTTAATTACTGACATATATTTACCTTTCTTTTAATAATTCTATCGAACTTATTAACCTAATAGCCTCACTCGAGCACTATAGTGAATAACACATTGTGTCATTCAAGAATATATATAAACCAACTTCGGAAAAATGTCAAAAAATTAATAATAACCAACGACATATCCTTGACAATCACTGGGTGAACCACCGGCATATACAATTATCGTACCTGTGCCTGTAGTGTATCCGGCTGGAGGAACGCCTTCGATTGTGAAATGAGTTCTTATATCTCCACCATCCGGATCATATGAATATCCTTTTTGCCATCCCCAACTTGAATATACGTTTGAGTTAACTAAAGTTCCGTTAAAAGTTACACCATTTAGTGTTACACTGTTATTTTCACTTACATTAAAACTGCCTTCTATTTTAAACCATTTTATTTTTTTGCCAACATCACCTATAATTCCAAAAGAGTTTGGTGTGCCTGTCAGAATAGGTGTTCCACCTCCACTTTTTTGATTATAAGATGCGTTTACAAAGCCAGTATTTTCTGCTCCAACTAAATAACTAGCTGTTTTAGCATAACTACTACTCACAGCATGACTTCCAGTTCCCCAGAAACTTACTGATTTTGAGTTTAAAGTTTTAAATCCGGTACCATATAAAGATCCTGTAATACCTCTTGAAACATTCAATTTACCACCGATTAATGTGTTTCCACTGGCAGATACATAAAATGTTGTATTTAATCCTGTAAAAGCACTACCCGATCCATATTGTACTAATATTGCGGTGGATCTATGTTCAACAGTTGCTGTTGGAGTCCATGGCCCCCCGCCACTACCACTAAACATATTAATATGTAATTTAGCTCTTAAATACTTACTGAATGATCCAGTTGGTTCAGCTGGTGGTTGTACACCAATTCCTATCGCACCATCTCTAGCCGGTGTATTGATACCCATATATGGCCAAAAATAGAAACCATTTCTTCTTTGTACCATACCATAAATAATGGCCTCGCCGGCTGTCGCCTGAGATACGACGTTTGAATTAGAAATTTCGTATGATCCAATTGGCGTTGTAAATGTTAAACTACCACTTCTGTTAGAAAAAATAGTCCATCCGTCGCGATTTGGATAAGCTTCAGAACTATTTAAATTAAACATACTAATTGCAGCCTGATTATATTGAACCCCTCCACTAGTTAATCCTCGACTTGCTATGTTTAAATAATTAAATGGTAAAGATGATGAAATACTGAGAGATTTTACACCTGAACTATTATTATCAAATACTAAACCAGGAGCACTTATTAACCGTGTACCATCAAAGTAACCTACTCCTTTTGTTGTGTTTTGTATAGTTTGTAATAAATAAGAAGATGTTTTGCTAAAGTTTGATATGCCGTAAAAACTTCCACTAAAACTTCCACTTACACTTGCGTTTTTACCAATAAATTTGCCATAGTGACTGCCACTAAAACTACCACTTGATTTTCCTTTAAAACTGCCTGTAAAACTACCACTGAATCTCCCTAAAAAACTACCCGTATACGATCCAGTTAATTTGTTAAGTCCATTTTTTAAATCTGCTAAAGTACTACGTCTTGAAATTAAACTTGAACCGGATTCCACAGTAAGAAAAAAATCATTAGCATCAAGATTTTGATATCTTACAAGTTTACTTACCTTAATTGGGACTACATTTAAATTGTTACAAGGACTTGGCATATATTATATAAGTATCAAGGATTGTATAATAAAATTTTATATGTAGTTCCGTTGATTTTAACCGGTAAATAGTTACTAGTTACAGATCCGGCGGTATTTGCTAAAGTCAACGATCCAGTAAATCCGGATTGAATATTTAAACTACCTGTAAACGAACCTTTATATGAAGCGTTTACAGTTCCAAAATAAGTTATCAAACTACTACATGTAGCTTTTTTAGAATAATAAACATTATTTACAGAGTCAAATTGTGAAATTGCAATTAAATCGTTATTGTTAATAACTGTAGATGTGGCTAACTGACTTATTCGCAGCGTTTTTACGTTTAAATTATTACAAGGACTTGTTGCCATATATTATAAGTATATATTTTTAAAGGTTTAGTTATATAACTTGTGATATGATAAAATCAATTTCGATATAAGATTCCACAGCACCATCGTTCTGTAAAAACGTAAGTGTTCCGTTGGCAACTAATGAACTATCTGAATTTTTTCTTATTTCAAACGTAACTACGTTATTTCCAGTTGGAACTACTGGATCTGGATCCTTTGTTGGATAGGTCAAATCATAATTGATGGTAGTGGTGCCATACGGAGACCATGAATTTGTATTTGATACATTCGTTACAACTGTCAATCTATTAACAATAAACTGTAATACTTTCTTAGTATCGGCACCAATATTACTCAAACTTTGTGCGGTTATTAAGTTTCTAATAGTAGTTTTACAAGTAGAAAAACTACCTGGATCGGAATAATCACTAAAAGTATAACTAGTACCACCACCCGAAGTTGTTGCTTGCCAAAAAGAAAATGGAAAGTTCATATATTTTATTGAAAATTATTAACTGTACTACCAAATATTTTATCATTAATGTTTACAAATGTTATAATATCTTTCTTTTGGTCTCCTTGAGTAATAGATGCGCTTAATCCGTTTTTCCAATAAACTTTTGTAGATGCTGTAGTTCCCCCATCCAAACTACCGGACCACTTTAAAACTTTATAATTCCCACTATTTTGTACAAATACTGAGGTTGTTTGTCCTTTCATCAAAGACATTGTACAATATGCACTAGAACTTAATTTTAAGAAAACCGATGAATATGTATGTCCACTTATAAGTTTATATTGAGTAGCCCCTATGCCTGTAGGTACCGTTACTGTTTGTGAATATCCTACACCAGAACCAGTAAAAGCACCATTTAGAACTTTTATTCCTTTGTTTACTTGTAATTGAGTTTCAATTACATATGAATTTACACCATCCCAATAAAAATTATTTAAATTCTTTAATGTTCTTGTACCGTCCCAAACCGTTAAATAATCTGCAACACCTACTGTACTAGCTGTAAGTGGGTTTGTCCAAATAACATCATAATTAGTATTAGTATTTTTAGCTAAAAGTTGATATCTGGTACCGGCAGTTGGTATACCATTTATAATGGTTCCTCCTGTAGCCGCATAAGCAGCTGTAAGAGCTTGATTTGCGTAAGAAGAAGTTCCGTAAAAATATGCGGATGAAACCCCACCATTTGGTGTTGTAGTAGTATTACCACTTTCTAATACTTTTGTTGTAGTAGAATTATAAACGTCTCCGGTTAAATTACCAGTTACATTTCCAGTTAAACTACCGACAAATCCCGTATTTGCAGTAATTGTTGTACCTATAATAGTTGTAGCAGACGAAGCGCCTACGGTGGCGCCATCGATGGTACCACCATTAACATCTATAGTGCTAAATGTACTTGTTCCAGTCGATGTTATATTTCCGAGAATTGTAGAAGAAAACGTTTTTGAACCACCTACAGTTTGTGTACCCGAAGTTCTTACTACGGTAGAATCAACCGCTAAAGATCTGTTTGACGTTAATACACCACCACCACTTAATCCGTCTCCGGCAGTTATGGTTATGTTAGTTCCTGTAGAGGTACCATATACATTTCCATAAAAACTACCGGTAAATTTATTATTGGCGTTTGTAAATCTTACCTGATTAATAAACGGATTGAAACTAGCAGCGCTTAAAATAGAACTTGTTAGCGCTGCATATGAGGTACGTTTAGTAATACCGTTAGATTGAATTAAAAATTCATCCGTAGCGCTAATGATTGATGTAGCGGGTAAACTAGAAATTAATCTTCCGTTATTAGATAATACTGCCATAATAATATATAAATATAATTATAGCAGAGTTTTAAGTTTTTTTAATACAAATTTGACTAATCCACTTCTCACTATATCCTCTTCATCGAATTTAAAGACGTATACACCGTTATTACGACTTTCTTCATCATCAAATACATTCATCATAGGTACAAAGCCACTTTTGCTATTGATGTCACTTTGATCCGGATCACCACAAATGAATAATTTACTAAATTCACCTACACGTGTGATTAACGTAGTAAGTTCTTTCTTAGTCATGTTTTGTGCTTCGTCTGCTACAATACATTTAGCATTCCAACTTAATCCACGTAAGAAATTGATTGGAAATCCGTGGATACGTTCTTCTTGTTTTAACTTTTCAATATCACATCGAGGTACCAACTCTTCTAATTTGTCTATCAATGGTTGGATGTACGGATTCATTTTTTCATCCAATTCACCAGGCAAAAATCCTAATTTATTATCGCTGCTTTCAACTATACTTCTAACATATACTATTTCACTCACTCTCTTATGATTCAATAAGTTTAAACCCGCTAATATTGATGTATATGTCTTGGCAGTTCCAGCCGGACCAGAAATAAAGACACATTTTGTATTTTTGTGTTGTAATAATTCTAAAAGTTCAATTTGTTTCGGTGTTAATATACGATTATCAATTTTAATCAAATCTTTAATTTTTGCGTTTTGGTGAACTTTTGGACTTGTGTCTTTCTTGGTGCTTTTGTTCATGTTGTTCTATTTGTTTTTTTAATTTAACTAACCGATCACAAAACTCATATTGTTCAGTTTTAATATAATACTCAAAAACGTTATCTATATTATCTTTGAAATTGGATTGATCTAATATGACGATAAAATCAGAATCCTCAAAGTTAAATACCTCTACAGAAGAAAATCCATTGCTTAGTGCGTATTGCACCGATAAAACAATTTGTTCTGTCAATTTGACTTTGTTATTTTTTATGAAGATTTCCATTTCTTCATAATCAGATGGCAAAGTCAGTACATGAAACGATTCTGTCATTCACGTAATAAATATCAACCATAAACTAAAAAAGACGTTACTAACGTAACGTCTTTCAAACAAATTATAATCTTGATTTACTTAGGTGTCTTTTTTGACTTGGTGGGTTTAACATCAGACATTTCTTTCTTTGGCTGATTAGCATTTTTCAGATTTTCAAGAACTTTAAAACCTGTATTCTTCCATGAAGCACGGGTTCTAGCACTTGCAAATTTATATGTATTACCAATAGTCAATAGATTTGCTATTTCTTGATCGCTAGTAGCCCTAGCAATTTTTTCTTTTAATCCAAATATTTCAGTATTCATTATTTACCTTTCGTTTCAACGATTTCAAGCTTACTACCATCTGGCCAACGTGCAATAACTTTGCTCCAATGATCGTATTCGGACTTAGCTTCGTCCCTATTCTGATATTCTAAATCTGAAACTCTCAGACCGTTTCTGATAACGACATACTTTGATTGTCGTTCGTTTGATATAATATTCTTGGCTAACATATTTACAACTACATTGCGTGTTTAATAATTGGTATACATATAATAGTCAAAGATTACCAGCCTTAGACTATAATCTAATAATACATACATTTAGAACGTTGTCAAATTTAATTTTAATCAAATAATTTAAAATAACTAAAATTCACATGGCACAGATATATATTGTTAAAATATGAGCGATATCGTAAAATTTACTGACACAGAAATGCAATCTATTGCTAAATTACAATCAGATTATCAACAATCTATTTATACATTAGGACAATTAGAATTGGAAAAAACAGACTTGGAACAACAGTTACAAGACTTGAAAAATAAACGAACCGAAATATTTGATAACTGGAAAAAACTCCAACAAGAAGAATCTAATATTCTAAATTCCTTGAGCCAAAAATATGGCGACGGTAGTCTTAATTTGAAAGACGGCACTTTCAAAGCAATCACCAAACAATAAAAAATTAAACCCGGTTTTTACACCGGGTTTTGTTTTACTTAGTTGGATCTCCAGCTGAAGCTTCTTCTACGATAGCTTTAATCTCACTTTCAATCTCTTTCATTCGATCTTTGTATCCACTAGCTACACCCTTAAAATCTTTTCTAACATGTAAAAGATCTTCGGTTAATTGATACACTTTCTTTTCGGCGTCGGCCTTTGTTAGTTTAATATTACTCATAACTTTTTTAAATCTATAATTTTGGTTACTGATTCTATCGGTATATAACTAGTAACATAATTACCTGGATCTACATTTTTTAAATCAGGTAACTTACTCTTATCTATTACAACCACTATACCTTCTCTCTTGTCTCTGTAGTTGACCAACGCAAACCTAGCTGCCAATTTAAAATCACTCGCTAGATAACTACCCACAATGTTTCTGGTATTTCCTCTACCTCTCGACGTAACTTTACCAGTACTCTTTAAAATATTATACTCCTTCTCAGACATTCCTCTATAAAGTTTAGAACCGTCGATTGGAATTTTATCCAATTCATCCGCAATATATATTGCAATTTTCTTGTCGG